TTCTGCATGGATTTGGTAAGGTACACCCGTCCTTTCACCAGCGCGGGTAAGGGTCTAGAACCCGGCTCAAAGAAAAAGGGAGAGGAGAATGTAAACAAGGCCATGTTCAAGGTCTTCCAGCCAATTGAAAGGGCGACCAAACAACAGGTAGCAGACATGAGGAGCTTTGAGGTTTTCAAGCTCTGGTCTAAATCCCAAGGGGTCGGTAAGTCTAGCATCTCCAAGCAAAAGCAATGGGAGATGTTTCAGGCCCGTAACCCGGCAAAGAAGACCCTGCTTTACGTCGGTTCAGACGCCGGAGCGATGGCTAAAACGCACCAGAAGCTTCGAAAATATTCAGGTAAGGGTGGCCTAGTTGATTACGCAAAGCAGTCTAACACGGCTTTTGCGTTCGTTAAAAAGGAGTCAGACATCAAGAAGTACGCCAAGCAGAAGCTCAAAGACATCGGCTCCCTGAAGTCCGGCTATTGGTTCGCGGCCCAGAAAATCAGGGCAAAGGAACTCCGCGCCCCGGCTTGGATTAAGAACCATCAGATTGGTCAATCCTACGCAATTGGTCAGGACATGATTCAACAACCAATGAAGCCAGAAGTCCTAGTCGGACACCTTTTCGGATTCCGGGCAATGCCCAAAGGTCTACTCCGGGCCGCAGTAAGCTACCGACAGTACGCGATGCGCGTAAAAATGGCTCAAGAGCTTAATAAACGGAAGGTTCCCCTTTGGCTTGCAACGGCTCAGGGACTGACTACGAACACTCAACAGCACTTCTGACATGACCACCTACGGAATCCGCACAATCGCCGAGCAGTCCCTTGCGGCTTGGTTCGCTACGAACGCGTCCATGCTCCCCGGCGTTCAAGTCAACATCGGCCAGACGGGCGAGCTTCGCTCCATCCCGTCCGTAATTCTGTACGCGGAAGGCGCGGACGCACACCCTAACTTCGGCTCCCGTCCCCTTGGCAACTTTGAGTTGAGCCTCAAAATCTACATCTATTCCTCCGCCGACGACGCGCCTACGGAAGTCGAGGCCTTGAACCTACACCGGGGAAGGGTAGAAGCTGTTCAGGCAATCATGCAGGATTTGGTCGGACTCAAGGCCGCATGGACTCAGGGAAAGCTGTACCATGCTTGGCTACGCTCCGACGAGGAGGGAGTGTCCGACCGACGCTATGGAAACGTCCTTACCTACACCGCAGTAGCCGTCTATCCCCCGGCTTGACTGCCGCGTAGACTCAACACCAAGCGACCCTCATGGCACTTCCTAACACTTACGGCGTTGACCACGAATTCGGCCCGGTCGATGTGACCTCCTCGTTCATCACGATTCAGTCTGACAACCTCAAGGAGAACTGCAACCTCCACGTCGAAGTCAAGGACTCCCAAGGCCGCATCATCACCGTTCGCAAGGACGACCTTATTCAGGGTGTCAACTTCGTCGGAGTCCTTAAGATTGGCGCGGCTATCCCGGTTGCTGGCAACCTGATTACTTACGGAAGCATTTCTTACATCATCGACGACACCACGAATGATGGTACTAATGAAAGCTTCCGCCGCGTAGGTATCAACGCTCGCAAGTATCAGGAAATCGCCTAAGCCCAATCCGGGCTCACCACCAATGGAGAAGAGGTGGATTAAGGCGGCGACAATCCTGCAACCCTCAATCGAGGTTTGCGGGACTCGTCTTTTACCCTTTTGTTTGCGTCACCGCGTTGCGCTTGAAGCAATCAATAGTCCGGTAATCGACACGGACAGGCCCGTAACCCCGGCACACCTTGTCGCGGCCGTAAAGATTCTGTCCTCTCGCACGATTGAAGGATTCGCCAAGCCGCCGACCCTCCGGGAAAAGTTCTGGGTTAGCCGGATGCAGTTCAGCGAAAAGATTCTCGTTGAAGAGGTTTCCAAGCTGGTCACCTACCTGAATCAGCAGGCTTTCTGGCCGCGATTTTGGGAAAAGAATGAATCCGAAAAGTCTTACAACAAGGCAGGGATTCCTTGGCAACTCGCAGTCATTGCATCTTTGACTCGCAATGGTTGCACCCTTGAGGAAGCTTGGACAATGCCGGAATCTGAAGCTATTTGGTTGCACATCGCCAACAGCGCGGCATTAGGTGCTGATGTCTCCGTGATGTCCGATGACGAATGGCAGGCCATCCAGAAATACAAGCGAGAGCAGAATAACCAAACCCCGAGAAACTAATCCATGGCAGACGACGTAAAAGTAAAATTCGGCGGCGACTTCACGGATGTATCCAAGGGAGCCGGGGAAGCCGTAAACAAGGCCGGAGGCGCGCTCAGTTCTTGGTTCAGCGAATTCAACAAGTCAACTGTCGCCAGCATGACATCTGCCATGGCGCTTTCCTCAATCTTTGGTAAGTTCACGGAGAGCCTGTCTAACACCCTGAAGACGGCGAGGGGAATTGACGATGCCTTCAAGCGATTTGGAACCGGGAAAAGTTCTCAAGAGTTTCAGCTTCTGGCGCGATACGGAGCGGAAGTCGGAGTGTCGATGGAAGCCGTAGGCCGGACGATGAACTATTTCGCCAAGGTAAATGATGCGGCCGCAAAAGGTAGCGAGTCGCACCGGGCAGTCCTCAGGTCATTGAAATTCTCTGAGGACGAGGTTACCAAGGGGAAAGTTTCTGCGGTTGAGGTTCTGCGTAGGTTGTCAGATGAATACGACCGGACAGGAAATGAAGCATTGTCCGCCCAACGCGCTGTTCAGCTTTTCGGCCTTCAGGGAGAACAACTTTCAGCCATCTACAAGAACGGAAAAATTAGTCTCGATGAGTTCACGAAGGCAGTGACCCTGATGAGCGATGCGACCGTATCGAGCTTGGCTAAGACTGAGAGGAGAGTTGAAAGAGCCAAGAGAACCATGGCTGACCTGTCAGGAATTACATTCGGAGAAATCGGATTGGAAGGGTCCGTCACCAAGGCTGAAGGTACTGTTATTGAAACTATGTCAGGACAGTACGGCCAAACAGGCGGCACCCCGGAGCAAGAAGGCCGGAGCATCGGCGCGCAGATTTACAGCGACTTAAAAGACGATGAGGACGCATTGGCGAAGGCGCTAGAAATGCTCAGAGATTATGAGCGAGACGATTGGTTTACATCAGAGAAGAAGGCGATTACAGCTGAAGAAGCAGTGAAAACCATGCTATCTCTTATGAAGGAAGAAAAGAAATCCCAGCCGGAAGGCCCACCCCTTCTTAATGCGGCCCGGGTTATGGCTGTTTCATCCCTTCAGGAAATTGGCGGTGGAGACGTTAACTCTGTCCTATCTGGAACTTACCAGACTTCGATGCTTGACGCGGCTAACAAGACTGCCGAGAATACGCGCAAGCTCGCCGACGATGCCGGGAAAACCCCTGCTTCAAAGCCAGTCAACATCGCCAAATAACCATGCCAGAACCTTCATTAACCAGACTAAGCTACGGCAAAGACCTACTCTTTCCGGAGGCTTCCCCAGCTGGCTCACTCAACATCGACGCGTTCGGGCTTGCTCAGGCCCAGCTTGTTTTCACGATTGATTCCAGCAACGCGAACCTGACCGACGTCATCGACGTCTTTTCTATGGGAGTTGCGTACCCTTACGATGTCGGCTTTGAGATGACTTCTCACAAGTACGCCATCGCATTTCAGCCGGGAGGCATCGCTACCTTCACGATTGACTACATGGGTGTTGCTCGCGGCATTGGGTATACGGACTGCCAAATCACCGGGGTATCAAATACGACGGCACAGCCGATTGAGACGCATCCGAACTTCACAATCGTAACCGACCCGACGATTGGTAATCAGTCCGGTACGCAGATTCTTGCCGGGCCGCCAGCCGCGCCTTCCAGCAATCCGAACAAGCCAATCTTCATCCCTTCCGGTGACGCGATTGCTCCTTGGCGCTTCGACGGGTTCGGACTTCCTGCCGACGGCACTCGCAATCGCAAAGCTGGCATCCGACACTTCCTTCGCCCGATGTATTCCGTGCGCGGCATCGTATTTTTCAACAAGGAGCAAGGCTACAGGTCTGCAACCATGACAAATGGAGTTGGTCGCACACTTAAAAGTGCGGAGGACATGTTTAAGCTCATCACCCCGGGAGACATCCTCGGTGCGCTTTCCCCTGACCTTTGCCTTCTGACTGCCGCCAACGCCGAGTGTATCGGAACGCCGGATAACTACGCCGGAATCAAGGTCGTCTACGACATTATGATTGGCGGAGAACTTGGATGGGATTCTGACATCTACGGCCCGATGCCAGAAAACATCTTCTAAGATGGAAGACCTTGGCTTCAACGGCTCTGGCTCGCACTTCAATTCTCGATTTGAAGCAGGAGCACCGATTCAGGCCAAACAGCTCAACGACCTTGCGGCCGGGGTTCAGGCAAGCTTGCCGATTCCTTACCTCGGCGAAGGCCCGTCCGTCAGCTTCACGCCGGGAGGCTCCCTAATCGTCGGTAGCCAATCACGACTTGAGCCGGGCCAGCCAGCCGCGACCATCGTCCAGCAGTACCAGATGCGCTCCGTCGTTGTGGACGGCAACGCTGTCCTTCAGATTGCCAAGGGTACGGTTAGCTTCACGCAAAGCAATATGCCGCGCGTCCGTCAGGGTGGTCATAACGACCAGAGGCAGGGTTGGATTAGCAAGGTGGCCGTCTACGGCGATGGCGTAAGCCTTACCTCTGGGCAGGGTGACCCGGCTTGGATGGACGGAAACGGCTACTACAGCTTAACCTCCGCCGGGACTTATTATGTCACAATCAGCAAGTTCGACATCAATCAATCCAACGACGATACGGAGTCGGAACTGCTCAACACCGAAGCTCCTTGGGTTTCAATCTTCAAGGCCGGGGACGACATAGAGAGCATCATCTTCTCGGAAACCGGGCCGTCCCTTTACGTCAACAAGACCAACGTCCAAAAGATGGTCGGGTACGACGCGATGTCTACGGGCCTGCAAGGCGACTGGGGAAACTGCCACACGACTTGGTTCAACCCGGTCAAGTGGGGATATGCGGTCAAGCTAATCGGCATCGTCTATGCGGAGAATGTCGTCGGAGAAGGCATCAGGCTGACGCTAGACCAGCACATTGTCGGCCCGATTGACTTACAGATTCCCTGCCTGTTCAACGGCACGACCCTGTGCAATCAGGATGACCTTACGGAGACGAACGACCCGTACAACATCAACAAGGACTCGACCCCGAAGTGGGCGAACATGGCTAACTCTAGCACCCTGACCGGGATGGACAGCCTTGTGAACGCCAACGATGATTGGTACGAAGAGTTTGTCGGCCCGGCAGATTGGACGGAGCAGAACTACGACTACAAGCTTCCCGGAAGTTGTGCCGCGCAGGACGACGGCGAAGTGTGCATCCATCCGTTCTACACTTACCCTCGTATCTTGAAACCAGACCCGAACGACCCGTTCACTTGGCTGTACCGCGCCAATGTGTGCGGAGGTATGGTCAACAATCTTATTCCGTGGAACAGGGACGGCCCGACAAAGCAGAAACTGCCGACCACCATCGACTTCCTGCCCTTGCTAGGAACGGTGAACATTTACATTCGCTTGGGAACGGAAGCATACGCTTCGAACAACCCGGTGTTCCCGGTCACCGACGACACGGACGATTACTATCCTGTCCTCGTTCAGTACCCTGCGAATACTCCGGAAGAAATTGAAGCTCTCCCGGTGGACACAGACGAGTACTGCTACCTTCTCATGGCAGTAGCGCGCAACGTCGGCGACCCGGAAAACTTCATCATTGACCAGATGGTCAGCGGCTCGCTTTGGGTTGACCGTATTAAGACAGGCTCTTCCACGGCGCGTTACTATTGGGCCCGAGTCTAATGGGCTACGTGATGGGAGAAAACGAGACGTTCTGCACATGGGGAGCCATGCGTAGTCCGTTCTACAATTCCCGGTGGTCGGACAACGAACCTCCTCCTAACTATTTTAACGGCAAAAGCATCCATAGCAGGACATACGTCAACGACGGCGACGGCGTGGATTGGCCTCCGACCTTCTTCCTTGACGAGTCTGGTAGCCTATTCAGGACAGACCCAGTAGGATTTAATTACGTCACTTGCCTTCTCAGGTGGGAAAGCCCGGGTGGTAACTGGGACGGAACGATGCAATGGGGTGGCCTAGACAATCAGGACTTCGAGCAGTTCCTCGGCGCGCTTCTCCAAAGCCCGACTGACTCTGTTTACCTGATGGCCGATGCCAACACGGTAACGGGCCAGTATGTCGAATACACCCCGCCGCAGACTATCGACCTCTCACCCGGCTTCACGACGATTGAAGGCATGGTCGTTATTCCCTGAAGCTTTCTGACTTTGACTCCCGCGTAGGGACATGGCGGCGCCGACTATCATTTGGAAAAGGGGTCAAACCTTCGTGGCTTCCGGCCCGTATGTCCCGGGGGAAGGTGACCCGGTTAACCTTTCCGGCGTTACGATTGAGAGCGAGGTCATGGACTTCTCCCGCGTCCGTCGCCCTCTGGCTGTGGAAATCGGTGAGGACAACCTTACCGTCACCCTCCGGGCCGAAGCTTCCGATACCGCAGGATGGACTGTCGGGACTGCCGCCATTGACCTTCGTTGCGTCAAAGACGGCATCGTTTTCGCGACCACGACCGTCCGCTTCGTAATCGAACAGGAAATCACTCTGCCCAATGGCTAATATTGAACTGACTCTCACCCCGGCTTCCCCCACCGGGTCGATGGTATTCACGCTTGGTGCTCCCGGGCCGCAGGGTCCAGCCGGACCTCCCGGTCAGCCCGGAGTTGTGGCCGCGACCGCTCCGCTGGCTTACGACGCGCTGACGCAGACTGTCAGCATCGACCTGTCCGCCTACCTGACGAAAGCTGGCAACCTGTCCGGCCTGACGAACCTGTCCACGGCTCGCAACAACTTGGACCTCGGCACCCTCAACTCCCCGACATTCGCCGGACTCACGGCGCAGGGTTCTGGAGCTAACGTCGCCCAACTCAGCTCGACCTCACTTTCGATTAACCACACGGGCTACGGAGCTTTCAGCATTCAGCCGTCTACGGGCATCACGTTCCCTGACGCATCCGTCCAGACGACCGCCTACACCGGGACGGCTTCTGTCTCTTGGGGTAACATCATCGGTACTCTTTCCTCCCAAGAGGACCTCCAAGACGCGCTCGATGATAAGTATGATGCGAGCAACCCGGCTGGGTTCATCGACTCGTCTGCTCTGACTGGCTACGCCACGGAGAGCTGGGTCACCTCTCAAGGTTACCTGACGACCGCAATCCTA